CGTCGCCGCGCTTCGTGAAAATCAGCTTGCCGCCCGCTGGCTTTGCAATCGCATCATATTTCTTCGCGATGCGCAGTAGCAGGTTCATATCCGATTCTTCGGACTGGTCGATATGCGGCAGCTTCACGCTGGCGAGCGCAGGCGATACCAACGCGTCCATTCCATGCTCTTTCGCCATCTTTGCGACCATCGCGCCGATGGTCGTTCCCAGCTTCCATGAACGCGATTTGTGAGACTGGAAATCGACTTTCCCTTTCGGCGTTTGATCCCACGGCGCCGCGTGCGCCAGAATCGTAATCTGGCGCGGCCACCCCGTGCGCCGCACGCCGTCGCACACGAAAATGCCCTTTTCCGTCATCACGCCATCATAGCCAAGCGCCAGCGATAGTTCGGCGCCGGTCGGCGGCTTTTTGATGCGCTTTCCGTCCACATGATCGGACAGCACGATTTCCAGCTTGTCGGCGTTGTCGCCGGTTTCGTCCGTTAGCGACAGCGACACGAAGCGGTCCACGATGGTGGCCGTTATGTCCGCATCGTTCGCCTTGATCGAAAACGCGGGCGTCAGCTTCAGGACCATAGCGAAACCTCGCCAGTGGCCGCCACTTCCGTTTTAACGTCAATCACAGGCAGCGCCACCAGCGTGCCAACGGGCAGCACCGGCCCTAGATCAGCCAAGCCGTAATTGGCCGCCAGCATGGCTGCGAGAATCGACGGCGTGACAGAGCCGTATTGTGCCCAGGCGATGTAATCCAGCGTGTCGCCTTCACGCGCGATGTATTGCGCCGTCATGTGATTTTCTTAATCAGGGCGCTGGTTGCGGTTTGCGTGTCCGCCAGCAGGGTGGAAACGGCCGTGGTGGCTCTGCCAGCCGTCGCGAGTGCTGCCGTAGCCTGCGAAGGCAGCGTGCCCGCCATCAGGCTGATATTGTCGATAACGCGGGTTGCCGATGCGGCGTGAATCCCCAGCGTGTCGATTTTGTCCAGGATCGTTTTCGCGCCGCTCAATGCGCCGCCGATATTCCCGATGCTCTGCACCTGCTGCGCGACTTCCTGCGCCGTGGCGCGCAGGTCTTTCACCACGTCCATGCCGCGATTCAGCGCGCCGATAGCGCTATTGGCTTCGGCCAGCACGGGCGCTACAGCGGTTTGAACCTGCGTGGCGGCTGCCTTCAGGCTGCCCAGCGCGCTGGCGGCCGAACTCTGCACGGTCTTAACCATGCCCGCGAAGCCGGAAAGCGCCGTGGTCGTTGCGCTGCTGGTCGCGCTCGATGCGGCGGCCGCCACGCTGCTGGCCTGGTCCAGAATACCGCTTCCATCGTCGGCGCCTTCGCCGTCGTCATAGATGGATAGCCGCAGTGTGAATTCCACCTTGCGCGGTGTGCCGTCTGTCTTGTGCTGGGTCTGCTTCTCGTCCAGCCGTTCGATAATCCAGCGGCCTTGATAGAAGCCCATGCTGTCCGTCAGGTCATACGGCAGCCCGTCGTTAGCCATGGCGCGCAGTTCATCCAGGCCCTGAATGTCGCCCTTGTAATCGGGATACAGCACGCCCGGCAGTTCCAGCGAGTCTTCGCCGCGTCCCGTGAATTGCTTGGCCGCAAGCTGGCCCATGCGCTCCTGGGCTGGCCACTTCCACTCTGTCGTCCGCGCCCACTCCTGGAAAACCAGGGTATTGAGCGAAAACATATAGTCGCCCAGCACCATTAGCGTGGGCATGTTGCCGCTATCGCTCGCCATGCCTTAAAAGCCCGTGTCGTAAAGCCCGGAACCCAGCTTTTTAGCTGGTGCGCCCAGGCGGGTCATTAACTCGTTTGCAGCGTCCTTACCGGACTGGCCCGGCTGCTGGTGGAATTCGACGTGATACTGGCGGTTATCCTGCGCAGGTGCGGCGCTCGCGCTGCGCGCGGTGGCCAGCGGTGGCACGGTCGGCGCGGCGCCCGGCTGCGCCTTGTCTTGGCCCGTCATGTGCCGCCACCCGGCCGAAAGGAAATCGCCCGCCGACAGGTGCGCGGACGCGGCCCACCAGCGGCCGTTTTTCACGTCGTCTTCGCCCTGCTGTTTGTTCACGTCGGGCAGCCCGGCCGCCTTCGCCAGTTCCAGCGCGATGCCAGAAAGCGCGCCCACCATGCCCAGCTTTCCGATAAACCCCAGGATGCCTTTCGCAGCACCGCCCGCCGCGCCGCTTACGCCACCGGCCGCGCTTTCCAGGTCGCGCAGGGAAGCCACCGAACGCGCCAGCCGGATCGTGGCGAATAGCTGAAGCGCACCGGCCGCCGTCACCAGCACAGGCGCCGCGACAGTCAGCCCAACGGCCAGCCCACCCAGCCCCATAACAATGCCTTTCATCAGGCGCGGGTTTTCGTCCGCGAACCTGTTCACCTTTTCCAGCACGTCGGCCGTGCGTTCCATTGCCGTGGCGAATGCAGGGATAAGCACCTTGCCCACACGCTCCTGGGCATCGTCCAGCCGGGCGCGTGCATTCTCTACCTTGCCCGCCGTCGAATTCTGGTTCACCTTGTCGGACGCTTCCACGCCATTGGCCTGCATGACGTTGCGCCGATCCTTCCAGATATTCGAGCTAAACCGGATGCGGCTTAGAAGCATGTTTGCGGCGTTCGGATTCGACGCGATGGCGTTTACAAACTTCATCACCTGCGCCGGGTCGTTCACGTCCACGCCCTTTTGCTTTGCCAGCGGGACCAGGTGCTTATCCACCCACGATTGCGGGTCTTTCAGGAACATTTGCGCATCCACCAGCGCGTCCGGGTTCACCTTTTTAATGCGCCCGTTTTTGTCCAATTCCACCTGTTTTTTTCCGTCCACAACCTTGCGCAGCAGGCCCAGTTGCATCATGTTGTCGAAGGCGCCATGCGTCTGGTGGCCGCCGATCCATGCATTCACCAGCGAACTGCTGGACGTGCCGTAACGGTCGGCGCCCATGCTTTGCTGTAAGAACGTGTCGCCGAAAAACGATTCATCGCTCATAGCCTGCACGGCACCCTTGCCGGAACGAACGGCCGTAAGCATGTCGCCCACCGTGATTTTCCCGTTCGAACCCGTCAGCGCCTTAAACGCCCAATTCTGCTTTTCGCGCAGGGCTTCCGGGCTGCTGGCGCCGCCGCGCTCGTCGGCCACCTTCGCCATTTGATACGCGGAATCGCCCGATGCCATATCGGAATGGTGCAACCGGTCGTAAAGCTGAAGCCCTGAAATCGCTTTCAGTGTCATGGGCAGCGCTTCCACGGCGTGATGCACGTCACCCAGGGCTGTACGCAATTCGCTGATTGTGTCCGTCGCTTTCGTGATGGATACGCCAAACTGCTTTGAACTCTGCGCGGCGCCGATCATGGAATCGGCTTCCTCTTTCGACACGCCAGAATTGCGGATCACGGCCACCACGTTTTCGCGCTGGATCGCGGCGTGAATGCCCGTTGACAGCACGCCACCAATGGCCAGGCCCGATGCGCCCACGGTCGTGGCTGCGCCTCGCATGCTGCCCGCCACGCCCTTGGCTTTCGTGTAGCTGGATTGGGCGCGGTTTAACCGTTCCTGCGCCCGGCGCAGGCGGTCGATGGTGTCAACGGTTTTAGCGTACTCGCTGCGCAGTGCCGAAACGTCCTTCCCCATGCGGGAAAACGTTTGGATAGACTTCCCCAGCAAAACCTGGCGCTTTGTCACGCGCCCCATTTCGCCGGAAATTTTCTTTAGGCCGGATTCAGCGGCACCCAGCGCGCCCTTCAGCGCGCCGGTAATCGTCCCGCCAATTACGATTGTGGTGTTTAGCCGCTTGTTAGCCATTGCCCGCAGTCAGTTCGTTTAACCCGTCGATCCACCACACGAACCGCGATGCGGTCATGCCCATAATTTCCGATTCTCCCCAGCCCGTATGGCTGGCCAGGGCAAGCGCGCTGCGTCGGATGAATTCAGGCGCTAGACGAGAAAACCCGCGTATGCCGCCGACAAACGAATGTAGTCGCGCTGCGGCAGTGCCTGGATTTGCTTTTCGTCCATTTCGCACAGATTGGCGAAGGTGGCAATTTCTTTGTCCAGGTCGCTGCCCTTCAGCTTTTCATACACCACCTGGTCCCGGACAATCGGCTCGCGCATGCGAAGTTTCGAGACTTTCACCCCGCCCACGTCCAGCGGGCGCGACAATTCAATGTCCGCGTAGCCTTCGCCGTACTCCACGAAGTCTTCCGGGCCTTTGTTTTCTTCAGCGGGTTTCTGTTTGCGGGTTGCCATGTGATTCCTTTTGTTTTGTGAAAGCGACTTTCAGGGCTGGCGTTGCACCAGCCCCGCGCCGTCTTAGATGCCCAGCAGGGCGCGGACGTTTGCCAGCGCGTCCACGCCGTTTTTCTTGAAAACCATGTTCACCACGTCGATTTCAATAACCGTAGTGCCGCCGACTTCCAGCTTGTAATACTTCAGCGCCAGCGACGTTTTCAGCTTCGCGGCCGTCCCGGTCTGCACGGTGCCCTGGTCGATTTCCTTGACCTTGCCGCGCATCGTGTGGACCACGCCAGTTTGCGTGCCGTCGTCGTCTTCCAGCACTTCGCGCAGCGACACGGTAATGTCGGACCCTTCCGTAAAGCCGAAAGTCGCGATCACGTCCTTGTCAAACGACTTGAGCGTGTAGTCGGCCTCCAGCTTTTCCAGGCCCATCGTGATTTCGGCGGGCGCGAACATGCCGCCGCCCAGGAAATCTTCGAACTTGGCGGTCAGCTTCGGCGGGTTGAATTCCTCGCACTTGCCAGCCTTGCCCAAGCCGTTATAAAAAACGTTGAAATACTTGCGAATGTTTTGGATGGACATTGGCTATTAGCTCGCGCTCGAAGAAAAAATGCTGGCGATATAGTCATTCACCAGGTGTTCGCGGAACGTAACGCGCTCGCTCGGATAAACCGGCGTGAAATCGAAATCGAACGCGATTGCACCGGCCGCGATTTGGTCGGGCGTGTTCAGGTCAGGATCAGCCCAGCACTGGCCGCCCAGGA